GGAAGAACATGTAATGCTAAAGGCCGATGGTCTAGATGAAGCTATAATAGGAGTAGGCTCTAGATGCGGACAAGACGATATACTTATTTATGATTATGAAAAATGCGTTCAGGTTTTTATGAACCGAGAAGGTTGGACGTACGAAGAAGCCGTAGAGTGGATGGATTTTAACGTAGTCGGAGCTTGGATGGGAGAAGGAACTCCTATGTTTCTTTATAAGATACATGATTGGGACGAAGTTGTTGGGAATGAGACCGCTCACTAATGTTTAGAATATTTGGACCACCTGGGACGGGCAAAACCACAACGCTATTGAATATGTTAGACAGCGCCTTAGCTAAAGGCGTTGCTCCAACAAGCATTTCTTTTCTTGCGTTTACAAAGAAAGCCGCCAACGAAGCAAAAGAGCGAGCCTCTGCACGTTTCCATTTAGATCCAGACAAAGATTTAGTTTACTTCCGTACCTTACACAGCTTGGCCTTATCTATGAGCGGTATCAGGCAAGAACAAGTTATGGACAAGGAGCATTATGATGAGCTCAGTAAGTTAATATCCATACCTCTCGTCACACGAAGAACATTAGACGATGACATTGCCGAGATACAAAGCTCAGAACATCCCGTGTTAGGATTAATTAACTTAGCTCGTCTGCGTAAAGTATCATTGAGAGAACAATATAACCTGACCTACATTGAACACCAATGGAACACCGTTAATTATATGGCTAAGTCTTACCAAGAATACAAAGCCAGACATGAGCTCTATGATTTTACTGATATGCTTCAAGCGTTTATTGACGAATCAAAGAAGTCTTGTCCTAAGTTTGAGTTAACATTCTTAGACGAAGCCCAAGATCTTAGTCCTCTGCAATGGGACATAGCTCACATATTAGATGCAAACTCCACTCGAATGTATGCAGCGGGTGATGATGACCAAGCTATATACAGATGGGCGGGAGCTGACGTAGAGCAGTTTATTACATTAGAGGGATCGTCTGAAACTCTGTCACAATCATACCGCGTCCCACGGCGCGTTCATACTTTAGCGGAACGGATCGTATCACGAATTAAAAACAGATACCCTAAGCAATATGAACCTAGAAAAGCTTTAGGTAACGTACAACACATCTCACGATTAGAAGATGTCAATCTATCCGAAGGTCAATGGCTTATCTTAGCTCAGGCGGGTTACACACTTAGCCCCGTCAAACAAGTGTTGAGATCATCTGGTTATTTATATTCCTTCCAAGGATACCGATCAATCTCCACTAAAATATCTTCCGCTGTAAATGGATGGGAGCAACTCCGTAAAGGTCGAGCTGTTACCGCGGAAACCGTCAAAGATATATATAGTTTCATGTCTACTGGCACACAGATCAAACGTGGATTTAAAAAGCTAAGTGGAGCGGATGATAATATATTATTTACTATGGAGCTACTGCAAAAGGATTGGGGCTTGATGATTGGGAAAGATTTGATTTGGAGGTACGCTCTTGATAGACTACCAGACGAATCACGAGCCTATATTACCGCTATGTTAAGAAGAGGTGAGAAATTCAATGCCGAGCCTCGTATTACAGTATCCACGATCCACGGGTCAAAAGGAGGCGAATCACAAAACGTAATTATCTTTACTGATGTATCTCCCGCGGCTGACGATGAAATTCGTGCGGGAAATGATGACTTACATAGAGTGTTTTATGTAGCCGTAACACGAACAAAAGAAAACTTATTTATTGTAGAAGCTGAAGATAATAATAGGAGCTACATAATATGAGACACATGGAGTATATGCGAATGAGAAAGAAAGAAGAAGACGTAGTCAACAACCCAGAACATTACAATAAATCGGGCATTGAAACTATAGATGCCTTAGAAGCCATGCTTGTTGACGGCTTTGATTTTTATCTGCAAGGCAACATCATGAAGTATCTTTGGCGATTTAGATACAAGAATGGCGTTGAGGATTTAAAAAAAGCACAATGGTATTTAAATAAGTTAATCGAAGTATTGGAGAAAAAATGAGCTTACAAATGGCAATGTTCACGCCCAAATCAGAATGGGTCCCGCCTCACGAATTACCCGATCTATCGGAAGCTAAAACTATAGCGATAGATGTTGAGACCAAAGATCCTTATTTAAAGACTAGAGGACCGGGATGGCCAACTGGAGAAGGAGAGGTTGTTGGATATGCAGTCGCTGTGGATGGTTGGAAAGGTTATGTACCGATTCGCCACGGCGGAGGTGGCAATATAGATGAACGTATTTGTAATATCTGGATGAAAAAGGTATGCGAATCACCCGCTGATAAAATTATGCACAACGCACAATATGATGCGGGATGGCTCAGACGCATGGGTTTTACCGTAAATGGTCGTATCATTGATACAATGGTTATTGCGTCTTTACTCGATGAAAATAGATTTAGTTATAGTCTTAATGCTTTGGCTTTTGAATATCTTTCAAAAACAAAAAGTGAAAAGAACTTGACTGAAGCCGCGCGTGATTTCGGGGTAGATCCCAAAGCTGAGTTGTGGAAGCTCCCAAGTATGTATGTCGGACCATACGCCGAAGTGGACGCTGAACTTACATTGGAGCTCTGGAATTTCTTTAAACCACTCATTACTAAGGAAGATCTCTGGAGTGTCGTAAATCTTGAGCTCGATGTTCTCCCAGTTCTGATCGATATGACTTGGAAGGGTGTGCGAATCGACCAAAACCGTGTCGAGCGAACCAGAGACTTCCTCCTTAAAGAAGAAAAAACTATGTTGTCCAAGATCAAACATATAACGGGGATGAATGTAGAAGTATGGGCGGCACAATCTTTGGCCAAAGCGTTTGATGTAGTTGGAATAAATTATCCAAAGACTGAAAAAGGAGCTCCTTCATTTACTAAATCCTTTCTATCCGAACAAAACCACGAACTACCTAAGATGATACTAAGAACAAGAGACTTAAACAAGACTAGTGGTACCTTTATTAATACCATTATGAAACACACAGCTAAGGATGGGAGAATACATTCACACATAAATCAGATCAGATCTGACGATGGTGGCACAGTTTCAGGCCGAATCAGTATGAGTAATCCAAATTTACAGCAAATACCCGCGCGTGATCCTGAATTAGGACCTATGATTCGCTCCTTGTTTTTACCTGAAGAGAATGAGAAGTGGGCTAGTATAGATTTCTCGCAACAAGAACCACGAATCTTGGTTCATTACGCTCACGCTTATGGCAAATCACAAGGACACGATATGAAAGGTGTTCAAGAATTTGTAGACGGATACCAAAATGACCCTGATATGGACTTTCATACTATGGTAGCTGATATGGCTAAAATAAACCGCAAGCAAGCCAAGACCATCAATTTGGGTATGATGTATGGTATGGGGGTCAATAAGCTCTCTGATCAGCTTGATATCCCCGTAGAGGAGGCAAAGATATTGGTTAATCAGTATCATGACCGCGTACCTTTTGTTAAAATGCTAATGCACGGCGTAATGAATAAACTTAATGCACGACAGAGCTCAGGTTCTATCCGATCAATCTTAGGTAGAAAATGTCGCTTTGAACTTTGGGAGCCCGATACCTTCGCGATGAATAAGGCTTTACCTTTGAAAGATGCACTCAATGAACACGGCCCAACAACCCGATTAAAGCGAGCTTACACTTATAAAGCATTAAATCGATTAATCCAAGCTTCAGCCGCCGACATGACAAAGAAAGCAATGGTGGATATTTATAAGTTAGGAATAGTTCCTCTTATTCAAATCCACGATGAAATTGCAGTCTCCGTTTCTAACGATGATCAGGTTGATTCGATAGTTTATGCGATGGAAAACGCCGTTAAGTTAGGTGTACCTAGTAAAGTGGATGTTGAAATAGGGCCAAGTTGGGGCGAATCGAAGTAATATATATATTTTAATTGACCAGATTGTATATATTCCCATATAATCTGACAAAAGAAAAGGATTTATGCGATATGGATACAGAAAAATGGAAAAGCATTCTTGTTCCAAAGGATGTTTATTTAGAAATTAAGAAGATTGCGTCTAAAGAAGGACGAACCCTTGGCGGACAACTCCGCTTCATTTACTCTCAGTATGTTTCTGAAGAAGAAAAGAGAGTAAAAGAATTGGTAGATGCTGAAATGTCTCTGCGCCAAGCTAAAGATCACTCTGCGGCGGGATAAGATTCTTTATTTTGCATTAATTTTGAGGCTTCAACGCCTAAATTGTATAAAGCGTCTGTCATAGGTCCATCAGACGCTTTTTTACCTCTCCCTGATAAAAAAACTTCTACTGGGTCGTTCGTTACTGGATGAAAAGATACAGTTACGGCTAGGCCTTCTCCCACGTCTGTAGTTACGCATGGTCTTCTATTTGGTAAGTTTGTCATTTAAATTCTCCTCTGAACAAGACAGTCTATTCAATAAAATATTTTTTTGGTAGTCTTGACTTTTATTTTTTTTTAAAAACGTGTTATACTACCTAAATGGACCCAGTTACTATAACACTTGCGATGGGAATCGCTTCTAAAGCTTTTGAAACCATCAAAAGTGGCTTTCAAATGGGACGAGATTTGGAATCTATGTCGGGAGACTTATCCAGATGGATGGGAGCTTCATCAGATGTTGACCAAGCCGAAAAACAAGCAAAAAATCCCGGAGTATTCGACAAGGTTTTTGGTGGTGGAAGCGTTGAATCTGTTGCATTACAAGCTTATGCTGCTAAAAAAAAATTAGAAGAACAGCGTTATGAGTTAAAAATGTTCTTAAATTTAACTCATGGACCACAGGCTTATGATGAATTGTTGGCTATGGAAGGTAAGATTAGAAAAGAACGGCAAGAGACCGTTTATAAACAGCAAAAATTAAGAAGACAAATTGGCGAAGCTATTGGTTGGTTAGTTTTGACTATAATTATAGGATTATTTATTGCTGTTATAGTTAATGTTTGGATTAAAAGAGCTGAAGCAGATCAACACCCATTAACTATAATCCTTAGAGAAAATCTTACAGATTTTGAGAAGTGACCTCAATATATGAAAATCGGGGACAACGGCTCGAGATCTTAAATAGCAAAGCAATTTTATATTACAAAGACAAACTTGTATTCAAAGGCGATAGCAAGATAGCCATCAGCACGTTTGTAAAGAACTGCGATGATGAGAATCTGCGTATGAAATTAGAAAAATATAAGTATGTTAATATATGGGACAGAAAAACGGATTTAAATACCGATTTAAATCCTTCGACTTAAATATGTTAATATATGGGATTGACTTCTTCTAAGTCTAAGAATAGTATCTAAACATCTTAGTGTACTCCTATTCGTTAAGATGATTACAAAACAAAACAATGCAAAACTTTAAAATCCGTTAGGCTATCCCTAGCGGATTTTTTTGTGCTTGACATTGTATGCGATAAATCCTACTAATTATATGTGCGGATTGTTTAGCAAGTTCAGGACTGTGTATTAATCTCAGTATTACTCTTAGTGACGCAACCTCAAAACAATCCGCACACGAACTTATATA